GATATTAGTGGTTGGGATAGTGGTTCAAATTTATATTTATCTAACACAACTACATCAACAGTTGTTATAGGAGATAATACTAACATATATTCAAACACAGAAGGTACTTTTGAAAATAGATATTCATTAGTTAAAAATAATATAGTACTTGGTGTAAATGCCGGTAAAGCAAATCCACAAGATGATCCAGATCCAAGATTTAGAGGTAGTTATAATATTATAATGGGACTCAATGCTGCTTTTACTCTTATACTTGCTGATAATAGTATAATTTTAGGACAAGAAGCCGGATATTTATTGGAAGATGGAGATGCTAATATTTTTATAGGATATCAAAGCGGTCGTAGTATAGTTGATAGTACTTATAATACTTTGATAGGATATCAAAGTGGTAAATATTTAACCGGTGAATACAATATCGCATTAGGATCACAAGCTTTAATGGGTAAATCTTCAAATAATTCTTCAGATGATCATAATATAGGTATAGGAAGATATACTGGATTTAATCTTCAAACAAATGCTAAATATAATATATTGATGGGATATTATGCAGGAGGAACATTAGGAAACCATGATAATAATATATTTATAGGATATCTTGCTGGTAGATATGCTGTTGCAGATAATAACATAGCAATTGGTTATGAAGCATTAGGCGGAAATACAGCGTTAGCTGGAAATGATAATGTTGCAATAGGAAGATTAGCGGGAAAAACTTTATCTACAACCGCATATAGTAATGTTGTTATAGGAGCAAATGCCGGACCACAAAGCGGAAGTGGAAATACAGCATATAAAAATGTTATTATCGGAAAAGGTGCAGGTGATTCAGTTACAACTGGTTTTGAAAATGTAATAATAGGTGAAAGCGCAGGTGCTTCAATAACAGCCGGACAAGAAAATGTATTAATCGGAGTAGGTACTGGAGGAGCAATCACAACATTAGATTATAATACCATAATAGGTTGGAATGCAGGTTTAATTACATCTGGTGCATCAAATGTAATGTTAGGACAAAGTGCAGGTGTTAGTAATACTACTGGAAGTTCTAACACATATATTGGACGAGGTGCAGGTTCAGATAATGTTGGAAGTTCTAACGTTTTTATAGGTAATTTTGCAGGTGAACTTCAAACAGTAGCAAATAATAAACTTATTATTGCTAATTCTAATGTACAAGAATTAATAACGGGAAGTTTCACATCAGATACGTTATCGTTAAACGCAGATGTAACAATAAGAGATTTTTTAGTATTGGATAACGTTGCACACGCATCACTAAGTGGAACATTTACCATAGCACCTACATCATCCTTTATGAGTGTAGATGCAGCTGGTGGTGTTACATCTGATGCATCTACTGCAATAGATGATGGAGATTATGATGGTCAGATACTAATTATAACAAATACTACAACTAATCCTGTTACAATTAAAAACGGTGCTAATACAAGAATGGCTGGAGATGTTACACTAGGTAATTATGATACAATATCTTATATATGGTTAAATACAGATTGGTTAGAAACATCAAGAAGTGATAATAGTTAAAATAAAATAAAATGATAATAGATAACGAAGAAAAAAAGGAAGCAATCAGACTCATGGATGAATATCGAACAGTTCACGAGCAGATTGTAATACTCGAAGAAGAAATAGAAGATTTAGGTAAAAGAAAGGATAATTTAGTCGAAGAACTTAAATCTTTAAGAGAAGAGGATAAGTACTTTATGAATATTCTTGTTGAAAAATATGGACCTGAAAACGTGAATATAGAAGAATTAAAAAAATTAGTAATATGAAAATTTTAATGTATTTAGGAAAAGCATTTAAATGGATAATTGATCCTAAAAATAGAACATTGGTAATGTTTTTAGGAATGGCTTTGTTTTTAGTTTTGTTTTTAAGTCAATGTAATAGAACAAAACATTTTAAGGGTGAGGTTAAAGCAGCTGAAAAGAAAGCTTTAGTAACCCATAACAATTATTTAGCATCACAAGATAGTGTTGAAACATATGTGACTAAAAATAATTCACTTAAGGGGGTAATAAGTGGTTATCAAATAACTGAAAAAGAACTTAATGATATTTATAATGATTTATTTACTGAACATGAAGAACTTAAAAATACTAAACCTAAAACAATTATAGAAACTAAGATTGAATATAGGGAAAAGATAGTTGAAGTTCCTGTTTATGTTGAAATGGATAGTAATGGTGGTAAATTTACATTCAATGCAGATACTGCTTTTGATGAATTAAATTCTAGAAAATTAAGTGGGATAATACCGTTTAAGATGAAATATTTTAATACTTTTGATAGTACTGAAATAGATATATCTTATAACAATCTTTTTGGTATTCCTTATCCTGGATTGGCAAATTTTGATCTTAAACAATCAATGGGATTGATAGTAGGATTATCTAATGATGAAGAAACTGGTAGACCTGTAATATGGGCAGAAACAAAATACCCAGGTATAACGTTTTCAAGTATAGTTGGAGCAGATATATTAGCAGATGAAAAAGATAATAAATTAATTAGAAGCTATAGAAAAGTTTGGGGTGTTGGTTTAAACGGAGGAATAGGATTGGATGCTAATTTAGAAAAGACATTCTTTTTGGGAATAGGATTGAATTATACACCTAGATTTTTACAGTTTGGAAAATAAAATAAACAATGGCAAGTAGCAGTAGATATATACAAATGAATGACTACGTATTAGTAGAATACGAATATACTGATCCTTCTAATTTGGAAGAATATGAAGTTGACGATTGTCCAGTAGAAATACTTACTAATGGATATACATCAACAAATTATATGTTTACTCCAGATGATGCGATTACTGATTTAGGAAACATTAGAGATAGAAGTGCTACACCTATCAATAATGATAAGGATGAATATGTCTCATTAAATACTGATTTACCGATTGAATATGTGGATTATGATAGTCAAATGACTGAATCTGCAAATCTTGAACAGGTATTTGATTCTCCAACAACTACATCTATAGCATATGATACGGTTAAATTTCATATGAGAGCAGGATTTTCATTTGAAGATTATGATGGTTATCTTTTTGAAATAATGGTTTCACAACGAGATAATACAAAGATGAATTTAAGTTCGTTGGTATTCTATAGAACTGATAGTTTTCAAACTCTTAATCCAAAGCCGTTCTTGGTTGGTGATAAGTTGTATACTACGTATATTGAAATAAAAATACCAGCTATAAAATATTTTAATTTTACAACAGTTAATACAATAGTTGGTACAGATAAAATAGAATCTAGATTAACTACTCCTAACATACAACCAGTATCTGCAGCAAACAGAGTAAAGGGTCAGGGATTTTTAACAAGTACTTTGATAGATATTACATTAAAGGGAATATATGAAACAAATATCATAAATGGATTTACATATTACAAAGTTAAATCTCTTAATTCTGCAACATTAAATCAAGCAGATACTTTTGGTGATTTAGTTGCTAAGATAGAAGAAGCCGAAGACGGTGATTATTACAGATTTTACGGAGAATATAATGGAATCATATTTGAAGATTTCATAACAGAATTAAATAATCAAGGAAATGATTATCTAGTATTTCATGAATTAACTGTTAATGAACAGGTAGGAATAAATACTATTGAAAGTGGAAATTATACATTGTTACAAACAGATAATTGGGATACTATAAATACATTTAGACCTGTATTATTGAATAGTGGAAATGCTGTTAGTTATACAATATCTTATGTTTTAAGGTTAATGAATAAGGTTGATAACAGTCAAATAATAAAATCATCACAGTTAAGTTCATATGATGTTAAAAAGTATGGAAAGAAAATGATGCAATTAAATATGGGATTGATTCCCACAATTACTAAAGTTTATAATAAAATAGAAAATGTTAATATATTACCGGAAACTGAAATTGAAACAGTTGAAGTAGTTGAAGAAGAAGTTATTACATTACCAGATCCAATTATAAAAACATTGACAACTACTGTAGAAAAAATAGTTATAAAAACAGAATATGTAAATTTATTTAGAGATAGAATTAACATAAAGGTTGGTTCATCTAAAGTAAGTGTAACAAGTAAAAAAATAAATTAATAATGGCAATAGATATAAGAACATATAATGAAAATGAAAGTGATCAATATACGACAGTTGTTCAAAAATTATCTGAGAATAATGAGATATTTGCACAAGGTTACGCTATAATAAGGATTTCTCCTTTTGGTGATTATTATATGTTTACTATATATAGGGAAATAGATGGTCAAAACATACCGATGGATTTAACAACTCTTGGAACACTGTACCTTAATTTTTATGATGAAAGTGAAGAAATATCAGTTAAAAGTTATAGAAATACTGAAGGCGTTGATAGCACACAAGGTGAGGTAATGTTTAAAGTGAATAAAACTCAATCCAAAAAAATATTAGGTTTTAAAAATAATACTTTTTATATTACAAATAGAATGGAATTAGGTGAAGATGCATCAGATGAATCAGTTATTTATAGTGGTATATTTTATAAGTTTAGTGAAGCAGATGAAAATGCACTAAAGGAAGAATTTGAAAAATATAAATTAAAGACGCAGGAAATTATTGCTTTACAAAATGATGAAATTGAAAATTTACAGGAAGAAAATGATGCTTTAGTTAAAAGATTATCGTATATTGTTGATTTATATAACAAACAAAAAGCTTTAAATGCAGAATTACAAAATCAAATTGAAACTGGACAAACTGAACAAAATGGACAAACTGAACAAGAAAATATAATTATACCACCTATAAATACGATAGATCCTAATACTGTTTTAGAAGAATTGTCTAATAATATTCCATTAAGTGAACAAGAATTAGAAAATATAGTTGATAGTTCTAATAAAATAGGTATTAAACAATTTCAATCAGTATCAACAAGTGGTGGTATAGGATTACAATAACATCAAAATGTCAGAAGATAAATTAAATATAGAAAATGATATTAAACGCTAGAAACGATACTTTTACATTTTTCTTTCCAATTAAATTCGTACCAGATTGGGTAAATGAAAGATATGCACCATATTTAAATAAAATGCCTGGTAATTTGATAACTAAACCAATTGATCTTATTAATTATGGCGTACAATCTTTAAATCTTCCAGGTGCAGCATTTACTCCAGTTGAACAAGTAGGTAAACATGGAAGAATTAGAACATATAGAGATGCAAAACCAGAACAGGAATTATTATCAAAAGAATTAACAGTAACTATTCAAATGCTTGATGGTTATATTAATTATTGGATGATGCTAGATATATTTTCTCATTGGTATGGATTCGAAGAAAGTTCAACGCATTTACCCGAAGGAACTGCAATAAGAATACATGATTCGGAAGGATTAACAATAGTTACAATACAGATGAAAAGAATGTTATTTACAGAAATAGGAGCAATTGATATGTCATTTTCAAATAATGAATTAACATTTTCAACCTTTGATTGTACATTCAGCTATAATGAATTATATACAAACGTTGATTTAGATTAATATATAAAAAAATAAACTTTATAATGGAAGCCTTTAGTGATTATATAAAAATAGAAACAAGACTTGATGAAATCTTTACAAAGTTTTTAAATGAACAAGATGAGGATTCTAAATTTTCTAATAATGTTAAGATGATAATTATAAATAAAAAAGAAGAATTTATAGTTGATGAAAATATAAAGGGCTTTTTTAATAAAATAAAAGATAAATTTAAAAATCTTAAAGCTAACGTTAAAAGAAAAATAGAAAAAATCAAAAAGAGAAAAGATATAACTGATGATGAAAAAGAAACTGAAATAGAAACTGTTTTGAGTGAATATGATGAATCAGTACAAATTACTTTTAATGAATCAATAGAGGAATACATAACATCAAATGGAAATGATTTTAAAACATTTTCTGAATACTTAGATAATTTAAAAATTATAATTGATGAAAGTAAAAAAAGTGAAGAAGAATTAAATAGGATCTTTGATAAAAAGTTCGATGAACTGTGTGAAAAATTACGATTGATGGATTTGGAAAGTTTATCAGAAGAAGAATTGGAAAAACTTGTTCAAGAAAATTTGATTGAAGAGGGTGTTTTAGGAACCATAATCGGAGGATTAGCTGGTTTTGCGTTAGGAAAATGGATTGGAAAAAAAGTTGCAAAGGTATTGGGAGTTGAAAAGGGTATTCTTTATGATCTATTTACGAGTAGACTTGTTGGTACAGCAATAGGAGCATCAATTGGTAAAAAGATATAAATAAATAAATATATAAAATAAATAAAAACAAAAAAATTATGGCAAAAGTACTAAATTTTAATCAATTTTTTAGCGTTGAAGACAAGGTTTTTACCGTTGATGAAATGAAAAATATAATTGCAAATGATTATATTAAGAGTTCTAGTCAAGACTTGTTAAAAGAATGGTTAGAATTAGACGAAAAAGAAGATGTTCTTTTAAATTCTGAAATATTTGAAGCAGAAGGTTTAAAATTAACTTATACTGATGAAGGTGAATTAAGTGAAGAATCAATAGAACTTCTTATATCTGAAATGGAAGATGATGAAGTAGAAGAAATGCTTGCAGAATTTACAGATGAAGATTTTAATGAAATGCTTGCAGAATTTACAGATGAAGATCTTGAAGAAATAATGTTAGAATTTTCTGATGAAGATATGGATGAAATCCTTTCTGAATTGAAAGATGAAGATTATAAAGAAATTGTTGAGGATTTTACTGATGAAGAAATCAAAGAATTAAGAACTCAATTAAAGTTTACAGAAGATGAAGATCTTTTTGAAGCAGGTGCTAAATCAAGAGTACTTAAAGCTGTTGTTAAACAGGGAAAAGCTGCTAAAAAAATACTTAAAACTCAAAAGGATAAAGTTGCAAGTAAAGCAAAATCTGTAATTAAAAGCGCTAAAGATTCTAAAGCAGGTAAAAAAGTAAAAGCTAAACTTCTTAAAACTAAAATGGTTAAGAAAAAAATGGGTGGTAAAGTTACTCTTACTAAAAAAGGTAAACAAGCAATTAAAACTGCTAAAACTGCAGGAGTTGTTGGAGCAGCAGGTGTAGGAGTTGGAGCAGCAGCAGCTACAGCAAGAGCTAAAAAGAAAAACGAAAGTTTACAAGAAAGTATAGAAAATGAAACTAATTCAGAAGTTATTTTATTATTAAAAGAGCAAAAGGAATCTTTGAGATTTAAAATAGTTAAATTAAAAGCATCTTTAATGGAATCATGTGAAACATTGATTGAAGAAGAATTTATTTATGATACATTAGATGAAACTGTAATGGAATCCATAGATAAAAAAGCAGAAATAATTACTGGCATATTAAACGATTAATACTAACCAAATCCATATATAGGGTATCTTTTTGGTACCCTTTTGTGGATTTATAATACTTACAAAATGAATTATATTGGAATCGATTTCTCGATCAACTCACCAGGAATTTGTTTATTTACAGAAGTATCAAACAATTATAAATTTATAAATTTTACAAACACTACAAAACCAGTCGAAAAATTAAAATTACATTATAATTTATATGTTGATGTGGATTGTTTTGATTTAGTCACCTATTTAAGAGATAAAAAGAATGATGATTATGCAACAGATCAATTAAATAAGATAAAAAATGCACAAGATTTGGCATATGCGATTGTAATAGAATTAGAGTCACATATAATATTAAATTATAAAGTTAAGATTGGTATAGAAGGATATTCGTACGGTTCAAGGGGAAATGCATTTATAGATCTTATTGCATTCAATTCTGTTCTTAGAAATAAACTTTATAATAGGTTTGGAAATGTTAGTGTATTTTCACCATCCCAGATTAAAAAGCATGCTGGTAAAGGAAATGCAAATAAATTAATGATGTTTAATTATTTTTTAGAAAATGCATTAGATGATAAGGTTTTAGAAAATAATGCATTCTGGCTCTGGTGTCATGATAACAAAGATAAATGTTTTAATAAGAAAGGAGATATAGTAAAGCCTCTGGATGACATAGTCGATTCTTATTTCGTTTGTAAATATCTTATTGACTTGGAATAGTGTTTATCACCAACTAAAAACAACTAATATTTATATTGTGCCGGTCAGAGAAAGTTTCGGTTTCGGAAAAATAACCATAAAATATTTTTTTGTAAACATTTTTACTTGAAAAAATATAATTAATGTTAAAATAATAATGAAATGAAAAGAGAATTTGGTTGTTTAATGATAAATTTTGATGATACTCCTTGGAGTAATTTTTTGAATGAATTTATCGACAGAGAAGATATTTATGATGATGAAACGCATGATTATGGTTTGGAACACGAACCACACGTGACAGTATTGTATGGATTACATGATGATGAATTTGATTATGGAGATTTAAAACAGATGTTACCTAAATTAAATGATATCACAATTAGTTTAAAAAATATTTCATTCTTTACAGGTGATAAATATGATGTTGTAAAATTTAATATAAACAGTAAGGATTTAATTACTCTTAACAAACAGATAACAGAAAAATTTCCATATTCAACAGATTTTCCCATATATCATCCACACACTACAATAGCATATGTAAAGAAAGGAACTGGATATAAATATATTGATCCAAAGAAAGAAATTGTAATGGGAATAGATTGTTATAAGTATGGATTTAAGAGTGGTGATAATGATTATTTTTTAAAATAAAAAAAATGGATTTAACTATAATAAGTAAAGAAAAAGTAAATATTTTTTTAGAAGATGTAATGTATTTATATAAAAGTTCCAAAGGAACTGAACTTGAAAGGAAATATAAAGTAATGAAATTATGTCGAATGACTGAAGGTATAGTTCCTTGGGTTGTATATGAAATTTTTAATGATTGTGTAAAATAAATATAAATGGAAAAAGAAAAAATTAAAATAGAAGAATATAAAAAAGAAGATTTTAATACTATAAATGTTTTGTATGATAGAGTTTTAGTAATAAAGGAAAAAGTAGAAAAGATATCACCCGGTGGTATTTTGTTACCTACTAATCTTGATAGAGAATTCAAAAATACTGGATTTATAGTTAAAATTGGAGAAGGTACTAAGGACATAAAACCTCCATCAGTACTAGGGATAGGTAGTAAAATTGTTTATTTTCTGAATGCAGGAATAAATTTCAAGTATAAGGGATATAATATGGTATCACTAAGATTCTTAGATATTATGGCGGTAATAGGATTAGATGATGAATTCGAATTGACTCGAAAATGAAACTTTTCTTAGTTTCCGTATATAATATTTAATTAGATGGCAAATAAATAGGCATTAAAAAGTAAAAGAATTAAGAGGTTTAAATTGGCGTAATATGGCTTAAAGTGGCAAGATTTTCAAAACGATAGCATATCCATGTTATCTAATTCAACCAAAAATTCCCAGCTTTTTAATTAAACGGTGCTATTTCGTAATAGCATATTATTGTTAATATGATATAACATTAATATGTATTGCGTACACCAAAACACATCTAAGATGTATTGTGAATATGTTATCTCATTATTGAGAGTTTACATAGGTTTAAATAGGTTTAAATAGTTTAATTAAAAAAAAAGTTATTAACATGGCAGAACAAAATGAACAAAATGAAGTTTTTGATCTTTTTAATTTAAGTGCAGATTCAATTGACACTTATAATGATGAAAGAAAAGAGTCTGTATTTTACAGACCATCAGCAGACGCTGGTAAAGATGGTGTATACACATCATTGATTAGGTTTATTCCTAATCCAAAAAATCCATTGAAGAAATCGATAATTAGAAAATTCGTTTATTGGTTAACAGATGATGAAGGCAACAGTGAATATTTTGATTCACCTAGTACAGTAGGAGACAATGATCCAATCCAAACAATGTTTTTCAAATTGAGAAATAGTGATTCAGCAGTCGATAAGAAAGACTCTGAAGGTTTAAAAAGGAGAGAAGTCTTTTATAGTTTGGTACAAATCATAACAGATCCTCATAGATCAGAACTTGAAGGTAAAATCAAGGTTTTCAAATATGGTGCTAAAATCAAAGCAAAAGTCGATGAAGAATTGAATCCTAAGTATGAAGAGCCAACTCAAATTTTCGATCTTTATGAAGGTAAAAATTTTGAATTAACAGTTACGAAAGTATCAGGTTTTAACAATTATGATAGTTCAAAATTCCAAAGTAAAATAAGTGCTCTTAAAATAGCTGATCAAGAAATTGAAAGAAATGATGAAAGCAGAAAAACTATTATGGAATATCTTAATGCAGCACCAGAGTTGGAAGAATATGAATACAAACCATGGGATGAAGAAACTAAAACAAAAATCAACAATGTACTTAGAAGATTCACTAAACATGGTGTAGCAGTTGATACTGTAACTAATCAAAAGGAAACACTTTCAAAACTTAAAGTTGAAGGAGATAGTCTTGGAATAGGAGATATTTCTTTGACTGAAGCTAAAAATTCAGCAAAGAAAGAAACTACTAAATCAAATGTTGAAAGTGAAAAGGAAGATTTAGATGGATTTTTAAAAGATTTAAATTTGGGATAAAAGATGGAAACAGAAATTAGTAAGGATAAAATTGTACTTACTAATGATATGAAGGATCTTATTTCTCAAAGCATAAAAGTCGTGCTCTTAAAGGAGCACGACTCTCCTACCAAACAGGATATCCATTCATATGATAGTAGGTTAAATTTCGCTTGTCCATATTGTGGTGATTCATCAATGGACAAAAATAAAAAAAGAGGCAATTTGTATTGGGACACATTGTATTATAAATGTTATAATGATGGGTGTCAAAAATACACAAGCGTAATAGATTTTTTAAAGAATTTTGATGAAAATATAGATGATTTAAAAAGATTTAAACTTTTAAGATACATAAAAGAAAACCATGTTGAAATAGCACATGCCAAAAGTTTAGATTTTGAAAAATTTGAAATATTAAATTCATTGGGATTAACTTTAGATCAATTTTATAAAGCATACTGGGCAAGACCTATAAATAAACACATGTATAGAGTGTATCCCTATCTTAGAAGTAGGTTACTTATAAATAGATTACATTATTTTGCATGGGATCCAAAACGATTAAGACTATTCATTCTTAATTTAAATCATAGAAGAGATAAAGTTTTGGGTTTACAGATAAGTTATTTAGGTTCAAATCCAAAATATAAAACAGCAAAATACATAACTCATGATATAGAGAAAATGAGAGAAAATGCTGGTTTAGAAACTGAAACACCCTACAAAGAAGATATAAAAAAATTATCAATGATTTTTAATATCTTAAATGTTGATTTTTCAAGAACATTTACGGTATTTGAAGGAGCAATTGATTCAATGTTTATGAAGAATTCCATTGCGATATTGGGTTTGAAAAAAGAACCATACAACTTTGATGATCTTCCAACAGTTAGATATTTTTTAGATAATGATTCTGGTGGAAGAAATAAGATGATCAAGAAACTTAAAATAAGAAAGGAAGTTTTTCTATGGGAAAAATTTGTTAAAGATTATAGATTACAAAGAAGAAATAAAAAGAAAGATCTTAATGATTTGGTAATTATAGCATTTAAAGAAAAGAATAATATGTTAAATAAATTAGAAACTTATTTTAGTGCAGATCCACATGATATAATTTACATGTAACATTTTTAAAAATTCGTATATAATTAAAGGTAATGAAAATAAATGATATTCATATGTCGGAAGAATTAGAACAATTTCATAAGGATAATGAAATTCATAAAAAGAAATTTAAATTATTAATTAGTAATTTTCCGTTTATCTTTAATTATAAATCTATTGATTTTGAACCTGGAAAAAAAGTCATGAAAAAGCTTAAAAGAATCAAAATTATTAATAAGAAAAAAATGAAGGATTCTGAAAATTCGGTATTTTAAAAAAATGAAATAATGGCAAATATTGTTGAAGAATTGGAAAAAAGAACAATTGAAAGTAGAGTTAAATGGAATAATAAAATACTTAGTTTAATCAAGAGTATAGCTGATATTAAAGGTGTTCCAAACGCTCAAATTTTTATGTTATCTTATAGACATCAACTCGTTGATAAAATTGCAGATTTAAGATTGAATGTATTTAAAATTAATAGTTTATATGATACTACATATAAAGAAAAATATATTGAATATAAAAGTAGTTATAATCTTAAATTAAATGCTGGAGAAACCGATAAATTTGTTAAAAGCGATTTATCAAATATAAAAAGACAATACGAAGTATTGAATTCCCATATAGATTTTTACAGTGAAGTTATAAAAACTTTGGATAATTTAGGTTGGGCTATCAAGAGACGTATGGATCTTTATACAGACGAAATGTTGTAATATGAATTTAACTCTATCACCCGATAAAAGATTTTTATATATAGAAAGTTGTATTGAACCTGAATACGATCAACTTAAGTTATCTTTGACAAAACGAATAGCTTCATGGAGATATCACCCACTTGTAAAACGGGGCGTGTGGGACGGTTTCGTATCATTTTTAAAGGGCAGTAAAATGCCATCTGGTTTATGGAAAGAATGTATGGACATCGGTAAAAAATACAATTTTGAAGTACAACTTAATGGAATATTAAAGCTATTTAATATTGATGTTGATAAAGATGAATTTCATGCATGGGTTACTAGATTTTTTGAAGGATTTGAGAAGCAACCACGAGATTATCAAATTGAAACAGCATACCAAATATTAAGATATCGTAGATGTTTAGCAGAATTAGCTACATCATCAGGTAAATCTTTGATAATGTTTATGATAATAGCCTATATGAGAGATCAGGGTTATGCAGAAAGAGTGTTATTGATAGTTCCAAATGTTCAATTGGTCATTCAGATGGCCGATGATTTTACTGAATATAATTTTAGAGATGAATTACCATTAGCAATACAACAAATATATGCTGGTTCAAAAATAAAGGAAAAAAGTAATTTAGTTGTTGGAACATACCAATCATTGGTCAAAAAAGAAAAGGCATATTTTCAACAATTTGATGCAGTAATAGTGGATGAAACCCATCGCGCAAATTCTAATAGTATAAGAAAGATACTTGATTTCTGCTGGCATATGGATTATCGTTTCGGATTATCAGGAACTGTTCCAAAGGATGAAGTGGGTAGATTAACTCTTACTGCAAATACTGGACCACTGGTTAAAAATATAAGTGCTAATTATTTAATTGATAGAGGATTTATTTCACCTGTTAATGTAAAAGTTATCATGATGAATTATGCTACAAATGAACAGAAAGAAGCATTTAAAATACTGTATGATAATTCAGACGAGGGAAGTAAAAATCTCGCAATGGAACAAAAGTTTATCATTGCTAGTAAAAAAAGATTAGATTTTGTAACAGGTATAATAAAAAAGGTTAATAAAAATAGTTTGGTATTATTTCATAGAATAGAACATGGTAAATTACTTTATAATACATTAAGGGATGAATATGACGGTGAGGTTTATTATGTTGATGGTGGTACTGATGCTGATACCAGAGATAGGTACAAAAAATTAATGGAAGAAGATGAAAGAAAGATTCTTGTTGCATCATTCGGTACATTTTCAACTGGTATAAATATCACAAATATACATAACATATTCTTAACAGAGTCATTCAAATCAGAAACTATAATAAGACAGTCAATCGGTAGAGGATTAAGAAAGCATGCTACGAAGGGTAAGCTTATAATAATTGATTTCGTTGATGATTTTAGATACAAATACTTTACACCCAAAGGTAAAGAAAGGATCTATAAGAATTACATGCTTAGACATGGTGAAAGTAGGTTATCTATCTATAAAGAACAAAAATTTCCATATAAAATAAAGAGGATATCGTTTTAAATTCTAATATATATTTTAAAAAGATAGGTTTTACAGGTATCTGACAACCCTCGGATAAAACATTGAAAATAATATTCGATAAACTTGGAATTAAAAATGAAAATGATATATAATAAAAAAATAAAATAATACTATGGGTTTAGGTAAATTAAGCGATCTAAGAAAAGAGATCAATACAGTTAAATTTTCAGAAGACATGGAATCTTCAATTCTTGAAACTATGAAAGAAATGGGAATAGAAGATCTTAGCAAACTTGACGAAAATCAGATGTTGGGATTTTACAGTAATGTTCACAGAATAATTACAGGACACGATATTCTAAAAGAAAAGAAAGAAGTTGCTCAAAAACTTGCAGAAGCAAAGAAAATTGAAGAAGAAAATGCATATCAAACATTTTTTGCTAAGAAATTAAAAGCTTCTGGTTTTGATTCAATATCTCAGATGAGTGAAGATGAAAGAAAGAAATTCTTTGATGAAGTAAGTACTGAATGGAAGGGTGATAAAAAAGTAAGTGAAAAATACAATAATGCAGCAATTGAAGAATGTGTAAAGAAAAAGAAAAAAGGTTCATTAGTTGAAGTTAAGACAGAGGATATTAAAATGTATAACGAAAAATATAAGCATCTATACGAAAAAGTTTATGCAGCATTGAATACTGAAACTGAAATCAATAGAGCGTATGAATATATGAATATGATGTTACCAGATCAAATAAGTAAAGATGCATCTGGATATTTTAGAAACTTTAGATTGGACGAAATTAATCAGTAATACTTTAAAATATGGTAGGCCTTTTAGATTTAAGAGAAGTATATGTTAAAAGGGGTCGAGATTTTATAACTAAATTATTAGATAGCTATGTAAGTGTATCTGAAAATCTCGATGGATCAAATGTTTATATCCAAAAAAGTGATGGATATGGAAATGTTGGAAACGGAATAGATGTGTTCAAAAGGGATGATAGAGATCCATTGAATAAGGTTGATAGAGTATTGATGGTATATTATGAAAACATGATAAACCTTTTCAGTAATTTGGATAAGAGTATATTAAATCAAATACCTTCTGATTGGAGATTTGGATTTCAATATTTTGTAAGTACATCTCCAGCTAACATCAAATATGATCAAATACCAAAAAATAATTTGGTAATAACTCACATACTTGTCAAAAATAAAAGCAATAAAAATATAAAGATAATAGATGATTTTAAGACATTAAAGTTTTGGGCTGATATGTTTGATATAGATGGTCCACCGATATTTTTTACGGGTTATCTTAGAGAAAAACAGAAAGCAAAAATTTTGGATTATTTGGATACTCCTCTTGAAGCTTTGAAGGAAATGTTTGGAACAGATTCATTCACAAAATATTTTTTACAGATAATAAATCCATCCTTAAAGAAAACATTTTTGAATGTTACAACTGAAAAACCCATAGATTCTATAGTATTTAAATTTCAGACGGGCGATGGGGTATATTCTGCAAAATTTATAGATCCAATAATAATGTTTTCACATGCTAAGGAACCTAAAAAACCAGATGATACATATTCTATAATACTTTTAGATATATTAGAATATTTGACAAAATATCCTGAAAAATTGAATGTTGTTTTATCTAAAAGAAAACCAGATGAAAGATATTTAGAATTTATATCAAGTATATTTAATGATTATGTTGAAGAAAATGCTTCAAAATATGAAAATATAGTTATTAATGTTCCAAGATTTGCAAAAAGAAAAGAATTTAACATAAATATAGATTTAATATCTAACAATAAAACTAAAAAAATATTACAGAATGATATTTATAAAAATTTGTTTAAGATATTTGTATCATCGTTAAGAAAACTTCGAAGAAGATCCAGTGATATTTTGACTCCACAAATAATTAAAAACATAAACGGTATAGTTCTTAAGATTAAAAAAATAACTGAGGTATCAGAAGTAAATGAGTTTAAAACATTCAAAGAATACCTTAGTATTAAAGAACAAAACGAATTCTTGTATGAAAAAGAGGAAATCGAATATAAAGAACCTTTTGTAGAAGAAGTAAAATCTAAAATAAAAATAGTAGATTTAGAGAAAAAGGTATTGAATAAAAAGGAAGAACTAAAAGAAAAAGAAAAGGTTGCAATTGTTGATGGATATTTTCATCCTATAACAAAATTTCATATCAATTACCTTAAAAGGGTACATATAAAAGCTAAAAAACCAATAGTATTAGCAATAATAGAAAAATCAAGTAAACAAAGGGGTTATATCAAACCTGAAATATTAAAAAAGATGTTGGATGAAACTATTAAAAATGTAGATTTTATTTGTGATTATAAAATGTGTGATAATTCTTTGAATATTAAAAAGACATATGAAAAGGTTGCTGAAAAATACATACCAACTTCTGTATATACAGTGTTTCAAAGAATGAATGGTTATATGGCAGAAGTATACGGTAATAAATATTTTAATAAGAAAGGATTTATTGTTCAAAATATAGATGAACGTGATAATGGAGATATAAGATCAAAGATGGCAATTGATACAGTTTTTATAGATGATATAGAAGGATTTAAAAATTTTACTCCTGAATATTTACATGGAATTTATAAAGAACTTAAAGAATCAACTGTTACTTTTGATGTTGAAACAATAGAGAAATTAAAAAAATGGCACAAGGTCGTTAAAGGAAGAAAAAAAGACAAACAACACAAATGAAATATCTATTAGAACATAATGAATATGTAGAGCAATCATTTTTAAATGAAGCTATCATAAATGAATCCTTAAAAGATGTTTATGATCATTTGAAGGTTGCGTATAAAATAGGTATTCGTGACAGAGGATCTTTGATGATACTTATAAAATTTATTTTACACAAAAAAATGAAAGCTTCAAAGCTTAAAAAGTTTTTTGCAACAAAAAAAGATGATCCTAAGTTTAAAAAAGTTTTAAAAGATATAGGACACTTAGAACTTGGTAAAGCTATAGATGATTTATTGGGTAAAACTAAAACTGAAAAGCAACAACATATTGTATTTAAAGCTATATTGACATATCTTATAGTTATGATATTGGTATTAAAACCAGATTTTATAGGTTTTGAAAAACAAGATTTAGATCATGTTGATAAGGATTTAGTTATAATGGTGAATGATATAGTTAGAGAGAAAACTGTTGATAAAATGAAAACAGTATCAACGAAAGAAATTAAAATTAATTTAGAAAAATCTATTAAATACATTGATACATTACCAATAGGAACTAAAAAGTTTTTGGATTATTTAGCATCTAGAGAATCTACTAATTTATGGGATACAAGTAATATTTATGGATATATTGGAAAATATCAAATGGGTGAAGCTGCTTTGTCTGATGTAGGTAGAAAAATAACAATAAAAGATTTTATAAAGAATCCAAGTATATGGCCAGAAAATGAACAGGATAAGGATGTTGTAAAATGGATGAAACTTAATAAAAGAAGATTGAAATCATATATTAAAATATATGATGGTACAATAATAGATAGTATTAAAATAACTGAATCTGGAATATTGGCTGCTGCTCATTTAGCAGGAGCAAAAGGTGTTAAAAGATATTTAGATAATAATGGATTACCAGATAAAAAAGGTATAACAGATACTATCGATAAAAATGGTACAAAACTTTCAGATTATATGAGAGATTTTGCAAATTATGAAATAGATTTAAAATAAATATATTAGATGAAACATATTAAATCAATAAATGAATTTTCTCCTTTAAATATTTCACTTTCAGAAAATGAATATGAAACATTGTTAAAGGGTGATGTTGTTGAAGTAAGCATATCTAAACCTGGAAGTGATACGTTTAGAATATCACTGAAACCAAATTCTAATGCAACTATCATATTAAGTAGAAAAGAATTTATCGATTTATCTAATGGTAGAATTGTAGATAAAGGTAATATTAATTTAGCTTTACAGGACATTGGTTTAGATAGAATTAAAATGTTAAGAAAAAAATATAAAGTATAAATGGATTATTTATTAGAATATGATGAATTTATGAATGAAAATGTAGCTACAACGATATTAAACTTGAATTTTAAAATTGAAAAAAAAGGTGGTAAACACGTACTTAAAAGAGATAAAGTTTTCAAAAAACATGGAATAGAATATATTGGACATTTAAAAACTTTAAATCTTGCAAGTAAGGATATAAAGGTACAAAAGGATGTGTTAAAAGATCTTTTAGCGATTGATTTGAGTAAAAATTGAATACTATTATGATATTAAGTTATGAATTATTTGAAAAAGCAAAAAGTATAGCACAACAGAGGTTGTTTGGTATGGCATGGGGTGTTAGAAAGGGAAGTGTAGAACGAAACAAAGTTACTAAACAGGTTTTACAATTAGCAGATAGTGATATAACAGATAAGGAATTGAAAGATTTCGCTAAAACTAAACATGATGACATAGAGGAAAATGTAACAGGACATAATACTCCTGGAATGGGAGCAGTAATACTTCCTGATGGAGCTAATACAGGTTCTGGGGATTTTCCATTCATTTTGGATTTCGATAAGAAAAAAAAGAAAAAACTTAAAAAAATTCTATCAATAAAGGATTTTTTCAAATTAAAATATAGTAACAAAGATGAAATTCGCTCTACAGGAGCATGATATATATAAAAAATACAAAAAAATTAAGAATATGGAATATGTAATGACATTCGAAGAATTCGAAGAAAAACTAAGAGAAGACGAAGCTATGAATGAATCTCATAGCCCTGGAGATAAAGTAAGTACTCCTAAAGGAAACGGTACCATTATAGAATGGGATGAAGAAAAAGAAGCACATAAAGTACAACTTGATGAAGGTGAAGATAAGTTTGAATTTTTTAAAGATGATGAATTAACTCCAGTAGCTGAGGAATATAAACCATTTGAATTGGGAGCAACAGTTGAAACTGAAAAAGGAAATGGTGAAGTTGTTTCTTTTGATGAAATAGAAAAAGTTTATAAGATTCAATTATCAGAAGGAAATGTCGAAGATTTTCCAGCAGATGATGTAAAAGAATTTGTAAATGAATCACATTTGGAACCAGGATGTAAAGTAACTACTCCTAAAGGAGCTGGTCAAGTTATTTCATGGAATGATATTAAAGAAGAATATACTGTTCAATTAGATGACGGTGGAGATCCTGAACAATTTAAAGATGCAGATATAACAAAAATCGCAGTAAATCCGTAAGAAATTAATTTTCTGTTAAACATATTTGAAAGCCTCTTTTTAAGGGGCTTTTTTAGGCTTTCTTGAAACAATTCACATACCGAAAATATAATTTAAAATCCAAAATTACGTAAATATGAAGACAATTCAAAAAAAATCAAGTATAAAAAGGGTCTCAAATGAAGATGCTGATAAGCTTGTAAAAAATGATGGTTGGATGTACGTACCCAAATCAGTGTGGAAAACACAAAGTAGGGATCTTACCCCAAAGAAAGAAAAAACTAAGAAAATTAAAAAAATTAATCAATAAAAAATTAAATTTAAGTATGAAAATATCTAAAATTAGGGATGTAAAAACTCCTAACAGGGGAACTGCTAACAGTGCAGGTATCGATTTTTATGTTCCAACATTTAACGAACAGTTTGTAAAAGATTTTAATTCTAAAAATCCAGGAATAGAATTTAAAATTGATCTTTTAGAAAGAAAATTCACATTACAACCAAAAAGAAGAGTTCTTATACCATCTGGTATAAAAGTTAATTTAACAACAGTTAATAAGTTAAAACAATTTGGAAACATGGGACAACCTTTAATGGATTTTAATCATCAAATAAATGGTATAGCTCTTATTGCATTTAACAAATCTGGTATATCAACCAAAAAGGGTGTAGATATTCTAGCATGTGTTGTTGATGAAGATTATCAGGGTGAAGTTCATCTAAGTTTATTGAATACAGGTTATGAACCAATAGATTTACATGAAGGTGATAAGGTTGTTCAATTCATATTGATTCCAGTAATATACGATTACATTGATGTAGTAGATGAAATTGATTTATATGAAAGTAAAAGTGAAAGAGGTCCATCAGGATTTGGTGAAGGAACAGGAAATAATTAAACATTTTAAATAATAAACATATGCTATTAGATGTAGATAGTGATAATAACAAAATTTTTGTATCTTACTATAATAAAGAAGGTACAGTTTCATTTAAAGAATTTAATACTCCTTTATGGTCGTGGTATGTCTGTGGAGAAAGGGATTACAATAAACACAGTAAAATCAGAAATTGGGATGGTAGAGCTGTGAAGAAGGTTCCAAGTAAATATTTCAACAAATTAGCCATGATTGAATTTCTACATAATCTTCCTGAAAAAGATCAGAAAGAAATTTTCGAACCTCATTTCCCTAAAGTATATTTTGTTGATATTGAGACAGAAGTAACTGATGGATTTCCACATCCAGAACAAGCAAACAATAAAGTAACATCTATAGCAATATCAACACCAAATAAAGAAGTCATAGTTTTGGCCATAAAGGATATTAATTTTAAAGAAAAAGAAAGAATAGGTGAAAGAATAAACAAATATTTAGAAAGTGTTGATGAAAATTTTAAATTTGTATTTCAATATTTTAAAACTGAATATGATATGATGTATACTTTCATACATAAATTTTTACCAAAGTTTCCAATGGTTACTGGTTGGAATTTCATAAAATTTGATTGGTTATACATAGTCAATAGATGTAAACATTTGGGAATAGATCCAAGACAGGCATCACCAACAGAAAAATTAAGAAAGGATGATTATATACCATGTCATATAGGAATGTTAGATTATATGGATATGTATAGAAAATGGGATAGAACTGTTGATGTTAAAGAAAATTTTAAATTGGATACAGCAGCAAACGCAGTATTGGGTTTAAAGAAAGTAAAATACAACGGAACATTACAGGATTTGTATGAAAAAGATTATGAAAAATTCATATTTTATAATGCAATTGATACGATATTGGTTCAATTAATACATGAAAAACTTAGAACTATGGAAATAGTTTTGACATTATCTAATATGTGTATGATTAGTTTGTATAAAGCTGAATCACCTGTAACGATTACTGAATCACTTTTACTTAGAAAATTCTTGGATAGAGGATTAGTAATGGCTAGAGACTTTACAGATCAAGCACAACAGGGTAAAAAGGAACAGTATACAGGAGCATACGTAAAACAACCAATTGTTGGAATGCATATAGGAGTTGCATGTTTTGATTTTGCATCCCTATACCCTTCAATAATGAGACAGTTTAATGTATCTCCAGAATCATTTCTTAAAAAAGTTCATCCTTCAAAGGAAAAAGAAGAAAGAGAAGCAAATCCTACAAAAATTGTTTCTTGTACTGGTGCAGTATATGAAAAAGAAGCTTCTATACTTAAAAACATTTTGGATGAATTATATGCAAACAGAAAATCATACAAGAAAATTAGTTTTTCGTATGAATTAGAAGTTGATAAAATTGAGCATATAATTGAAAGGAAGAAAAAAGAATAAAAATAAAACATTTAGATGGAAAATATTTCAGAAAAAGTTGTTACATATACCTTTGACGAAGCGTTTAAAGAATCATTAGAATATTTTAATGGTGATGAACTTTCAGCAAAGGTGTTTATAAATAAATATGCCCTAAAAGATTCAGATGGAAACATATACGAAAAAACTCCAGATGATATGCATTGGAGATTGGCAAAAGAAATTAATAGAATAGAATTGAAATATCCAAATCCTTTGATGACAGAACAGATTTATGATATGTTGAAAGGATTTAAACGTATAGTTCCACAGGGTGGTCCCATGGGCGGTATAGGAAATAACAAACAGATAATATCTTTATCTAATTGTTTTGTTATTGGTGTAGATGGGCCTGGTGATTCATATGGAGTTATAATGAAAATAGATCAGGAACAGGTACAACTTATGAAAAGAAGAGGTGGTGTTGGTCATGATTTATCAGCAATAAGACCTGCAGGAACTCCAGTTAAGAATAGTGCTCTCACATCTACTGGAGTTGTTCCGTTTATGGAAAGATATTCAAATTCAACAAGAGAAGTTGCACAAGATGGTAGAAGAGGTGCTTTAATGTTAAGTATATCTATAAAACATCCTGATGCTGAAAATTTTATTGATGCCAAAACTAAAAAAGGTAAAATTACTGGTGCAAATGTTTCTGTTAGAATAGATGATGAATTCATGAATGCTGTTTTAAATGAAGAAAAATATACACAACAGTGGCCTGTTGATGTACCAATAGAAAAAGCTAAAGTTGTAAAAGAAATTGATGCAGTAAAAATATGGGATAAAATTGTTCATAATGCATGGAAATCAGCAGAACCTGGTATATTGTTTTGGGATAATATCATAAATGAATCGCCAGCTGATTGTTATGCTGATGTTGGTTATAAAACTGTTAGTACGAATCCCTGTGGGGAGGTGCCACTTTGTGTAGATGATTCCTGTCGTTTGCTTGCTATTAATTTGTATGGTTATGTAGAAGATCCATTTACTGAAAATGCTAAATTTAATTTTAGAAAATTCAGAAGTGATGCTAAAGCTGCACACAGAATAATGGATAGTATAATCGATCTTGAACTTGAAAAAATAGATGCTATAATAAATAAAATCAAAAAAGATCCTGAAGCAGCTATCATAAAAAGTATAGAATTGGATCTTTGGAAAAGAATGCAAAAGAAAGCCAAGGAAGGTAGAAGAACTGGAATCGGTGTAACAGCAGAAGGTGATATGTTAGCTGCTATGGGATTGACATATGGAACAGATGAAGCTACAAAATTTTCTGAAAACGTTCATAGAATTTTAGCAATAGAAGTATATAAATCATCAGTTATTCTTGCAGAAGAACGTGGAGCATTTACTGTTTGGGATAATAAAAAAGAATTAAATAATCCATTCATAAAAAGAATTAAATTTGCTATAGCAGAAGAAATGGCAGGTCATGTAGATCAAGATATAAGAAATGAATCTGAATATGTTATAAGAGCATGGTCCAAAACAGGTAGAAGAAACATAGCATTGTTAACGATAGCACCTACAGGTACAACATCTCTTATGACTAAAACAACATCAGGAATTGAACCATTGTTTTTACCTTATTACAATAGAAATAGAAAAGTTAATCCTAATGATTTAAGTGTTGATATAGCATTTACTGATGAAATTGGAGATTCTTGGGAAACCTATAAAGTGTTCCATCCGAAATTTTTAAAATGGTTAAAGGTTCATGGTCATGACGTAAAAAAGGTTATGACGATGCCAGATGAAAAGGTTGATAGATTGGTTAAAAAATCACCATATTACAAAGCAACAAGTAAAGATGTTGATTGGGTTGCTAAAGTTAAAATGCAGGGAGCTGTACAAAAATGGATTGATCATTCGATATCTGTAACAGTTAATTTACCGAAAGATGCAGATGAAGAAATTGTTGGAAAAGTATATAAAGAAGGTTGGAAATCTAAATGTAAGGGCATTACTGTTTACAGAGATGGTTCAAGATCTGGTGTTTTAGTGTCAACTAAAAATGATGATAATGAAAGAAATGGAACCAAAATTATTAAAAGAAGTGCACCTAAAAGACCCAAAGAATTGGAATGTGATATTCATCATGTTACAGCTAAGGGTAAGGATTGGATAGTTTTGGTTGGTTTATTGTATAATGATCCATACGAAGTATTTGCATTCAAACAAAAATACATATCAATATCAAAACAGATCAAAACTGGTAAATTGATTAAAATTAAGAGTGGTTATTATTCTCTTGAACTTGAAAATGGAGCTATTTTGGGTAACATAAATGAAATGTTTGAAAGGGACGAAGAAGAGGCACTAACTAGAACTTTATCAATGGCTCTTAGACATGGTGTTGATATAAAATATAGCATAGAACAATTGAACAAGGCAGAAGGAACAATTATATCTTTTTCGAAAGCGATAGCAAGAACACTTAAGAAATACATACCAGATAATACTGTACCGTCAAATGCTAAGTGTCCTAAATGTGATGATCCTGTTGGATTGGTTTATAAAGAAGGCTGTGAAATGTGCAAGAGTTGCGGCTTTTCCAAATGTTAAAAAATGAAAAAATGAAAAAAGAAAAACAAAAAGATAGTTATTGTGTAAAAAGACATATGTTCTTTGCAGTAACAAATCCTGTAATGAAAGATGGACTTACTTTAGATGAGGCCAATAAGTTACAAAATGAATTAGATGATGAAGAACAACAATTCGGTGATGCTATTTATGTTCATTATCAAGTTCATAAAGAATGATAGATATGGAAAAATTTAAAGCAATTAAAAATGATTAAAGAAACAGTTTATATGACAGACTCTTTACAAGAGGTATTGAGAAAGCTTAATGACAATTTTATAGGAGTAAGTGAAGAACATGCATATCTTATAAAATTTTCATATAATTCTAGTGAACCTAATACACAAGAATATTGGGAAATTGTAACTATGCTTTCATATGGAATATCTTATGAAGATGCTTGTCATAATATAACATATCAAACTAAATATGCAACAGCTACTAAGTTTGAAAATTTAACAATTAAACCGTATTAATTATGGTATTAAAAATAACAGATAAAAATGAACATGATTTTCCCATTGGAACTATTGTCTGGGATCCATCAGATTTGAAACAAAAAGTTTATATAGAAAATGAATGGATTTGTATAGCTAAAATTCCATTTCATCATGAATTAAAGGTATGGATGCCGTATTTTCAATGTATAGAGGAGGGATCAAAAAACTTTGAATTACGATATAATGATAGAAATTATAAAGTTGGAGATGTTTTACGTTTACAGGAATGGAATCAATATGAAAACGAGTATACAGGAAGAACTATAAATAAACAAATAGTTTATATTTTAGAAGGTGGTAAGTTTGGTTTGGAAAAAGGTTATGTTATTATGCAATTAAAAGATACAGAATATGGATTGTAAGGGAAATTTTAAGGATGATAGAGTATGTCAATTATGTTATAAAATTGATGGTGTTTTACATTATGAATGTAAAGAATTGACAGAAGAAAAAAGAAATAATCATATAATGTTATATGAAATAGGAGAAAAATGTTCTAAACGATTAGAAGCATACGATGAATATCAGAAATTTTTTGCATGTACTCTTAATGAAAATGGACATGGAAGATCTGCTGAAGAGTGTAAACCAAAATTATGTTGTAAGAAATATGCAAGACAAATTAATAAACCAAGATAAAAATCATGAAAAAGTTAATTGAAAAATGGAAACCTATTTTAGAAATGATGGATATTTCAGAAAAATATTATGAAAAAATTTCAACATATGCAGATCATATTGCAAAATTGGAAGCTCATTTGTTTACAACGACATCATCAGATGAAGGTTTATATCCTTTATCGGAAAAGGATATGAAAAAAACACGATCAAATCCTTTTAAATCACTTCTTCCGATAAGTCTTAAAATACTTTCAAAAATAAAAAATCTTGATAGTGTACATATTATGACAGAACCTTCTGGAGTAAAAGATGGAAAAATGATAGATGCTCTAAATTATTCATTTTCTATTTCAATTAGTCAAAAGGATATGATAGATTTAAAGGAAGTCTTTGGTTTAGATATCGTTGATAAAATAGAAAACATGATTATAGAACATGTATCACAAAAATTAAATGAGTTGATTTCTGGTGGTAAACTTTTATATGTATATAATTTAGGTGTATCTTTAAATATGATAGTTGAAAAAACTTTTGCACCAAAATTAACATTGGTTTCTAGATTTGTAACTTTAGATAAATAAAAGTAAACTTTATCTAGTCATTCAAATATATATTTTAAATAATCTATTACATGAAGTATATCAAACTTCTAGAAAAATTTCTTAATGACGATAAAGTTCAATGGGTAAAAATACATAAAGTTGGTTCTAAAACAGAAAGTAAAAAGGTTGATGCTTTAACAGATCTGGCAAAGAACAAATTGTTCAATATGTTTTTTATGAATCCAGAACTGATGGAACGAACTAAAAAGAAAAAATTAGATCATACTGTTCCAACATTAAGATACGGTGGTTCCAACAAAGATGTCATTAAATATATAGAAGATAATAAATTAGATAAATCAACTGTATATAATTGGAATACTGATGCTATAAATTTAAGTAGTGATAAAAAACTATGGCATCAAAAACTTGAGGGTAAAAATTACATTCCTAAAACAGTTTATGATAAAAAAGATTTAAGTAAACTAAAATTTCCAATAATAGCTAAACCTTCAATAGGACACAGTGGTATAGGAATCAAGAAATTTGAAACGATTGAAGAAGCTAACAAAGATAAAGGTACGTTTGATCTTTATAGTGAGTGTATAGATTTTATATCTGAATATAGAATTATGTTTATAAAGGATAATCCCATTGTTCTTTATGAAAGAATAGTAAATAAGAAATATAATAAAACCATAGAAACAAAGGGTCTTAAAGAGGAAGTTAATTTCATATACATACAACAGAATATGGATAAGACACCTTTTATGGATCAAATAAAAGACATACAACAGGATTTCAGAAAATTGATTGAATTGGATTGTTATTCCTTGGATTTTTTTGTTGATAAAAAGGATAAGGTATGGATGATAGAATCAAATTCAAATAGTGGATTAGGTGCTAATAGTTTGGCATGTGTCTATAAAGGAATGTATGAAGATTTTTATGGTAAGAAACCACCAAAAACAAAAATGGATATTGTTAATAAGATTATTCGTGAATACGCTGATGAAATGAAGAAAATGTATAGCGAAGAATATAAGGAAACTAAATATCCACAATAAAAAACCAAGAAAGGAGGATACTTTTTAATCGAAGTAAAAAAAAAAATTCTGAATGGAAGTAATTGTAAAACAACTAATGGAAGAAGCAAAGAATCCCGATATAGGTCAAGATAATGTTCTAGAACTAACTTGTACAACAAAAGAAATAGGATATAATTATATAGGTTATGGAACAGGTTTGGCAATATCGATACCTAAGGGTTATGCTGGTCTACTTTTTCCGATGGATTCAATTAATAGTAGAGATTTAATGACAAAGGACAGTATAGGTGTTATACCTAACAATAGTGATGATGAAATAAAGGTGAAATTTTCTATCACAGAATCTGAACTTCCAAATACGTATCAAATTGGTGACAAAATAGCAAGAATGATAATAATACCCGTAACAAATTTTAACTTTAAATTTTTAAAAATGCATGAACCGAATGAAACAATGCACTTTATTCGTATATAATATTATAAATTTCTAAAATATGAAATTTTTAAAATTAAAAAAATAAAGATTATGGAAAAATTTGAAGAGTTAAAAGATTTGATAGACTCAATGGAAAGTGATGTCAACAAATTTTATGAAAAGGGTAACAAGAGTGCAGGAACAAGAGTAAGAAAACTATTACAAGAAGTTAAAAAAGCCGCACAAGCATTACGTGTGGATATACAAGACAATAAAAAAACGTCTTAAGGCTCCCCTATCAATTAAATAAAAAAGGGTTCAACTGAACCCTTTTTTTATACGCCCTGTAAACATTTTATTAATGCGCTATATAATTAATAATAAATATGTTAATTGAAAAACTCCTAAGAAATGGAATTAAAAATCAAAGAAATTAAGGTTGATGAATTCAAACATTTTGTTAAGAAATTATTAGCAATTGATAAGTATGTTTTTATAAAGATGAACAATAAAACAATTAATTCTACTGTTTATCTTCCACAAAAAGATGCTGTTAAGTTAGTAAGTTTTGAAGTACCAGATGTATTTGAATTGGAACAACCTTTAGATGATATGTTAAGAATATCATTTTATGAAGGTCCAAAAATAATAGAATCTTTAAGTTATTTTGATAAAAATGTTCAAGGTAAAATAACCTATTCTCAAATGGATGGTGAAGAAGGCTATTTTGCAAGTGATTTTATGATATACGATAAAAAATTAAGTATAAAATTATCATGTGCAGATCCAGCACTGACATTTATTGATATGCCTAAAGATGATATTAAAAGAGCATTTAATAGAGATAATGCAGTATTTAAATTTAAATTAAGAATTGATGATCTTTCTAAGATGATTTCTTTATTTAAATTAGATAAAGCAGAAAAAGATACTTTTAAGTTGAAGTTTAAAGATAAAGTTATCAATCTTGTTGGAAATAACTATGATACAATTTTATCAGAAAGAGGTGAAACACTTGATGATGAACTTAATGAAGTAACTGTATATAAAAAATATATTCCTTTATTAGATAAAGAAAATTATGAAGTTGAAATATGTACTAACAAAATCTTTTTAAGATCTCTTGATACAAATACTTTATTAACGATTGCACTTTGTGCATCAGTAGAAGATGATACAGATTTTGATGATATAGAAATTTAAAGATGGAAGATAACATAACTAATGATATTGAATATTACGAAAATCTTTCGATATTAGAATTAGAAAAAATAAAGAAAAAGAAAAAAATTCTAGCACAAAGGTACTTTAATTATGAACAGGCAATTAAATTAATGCTTAATTCTATATACGGTGCATTTGGTAACGAATATTTTTATTTCTATAATACTGATATAGCTGAAACTATTACTATACAGGGACAGAATGCAATTCTTTTTACTGAAATGATTCTTAATAGTTATTTTCAAAAGTTTTGGCATACTGATATTAGTGTACATGAAAAAATGGGAATACAGATCAAAGGACAAGTTATTAAACCTGTAGTAATTTATATTGATACTGATAGTTGTTATGTTTCATTTCAGGAAATTATAGAAAAATCAGATTGGGAAGGTGATGAAAAGACATTCATTCTTAATTTGTATAAATATAGACTTCAAGCATATATTGCTGCAGCTTTAGAAAAATATGCAAAATCATATAATTCTGATAATTTTTTATTCTTTGAATTGGAAAGTGTTGCCAAATCTGGTATATGGTTGGCAAAGAAAAAATACATTCAAGATTTGGTATGGAAGGATCCTGATATAAGTTTTGAATCTTTAAGTAAAATAAAAGCAAAGGGATTTGAAATCATACAATCATCAACACCTCTATTTGCAAGAACTGAATTGAAAGAATTGTTATCATTAATATTTGCAGATAATAAAAATGTTAAGATAGCAAAAATAGTAAGAAAACTTAAAAAATTAAAAAACAAATTTAAACTTTCTGACATAGAAAACATATCAAAAAATGTTCGTATAAATAATTATACTAAATATATTGAAAATGATTATAAAACATTTGAAGTAATAAAGGGCTGTCCTGTACATGTTAGAGGAGCTGGATATCATAATTTTATAATAAACAATTCCAAGGAGTACAAGAAAAAATATAGATTGATAACAAGTGGCGAAAAAGTTAAAATGTATTATTCTATGGATAAAGGATGTAATGTATTTTCATACATAGCGGGAGAATTTCCCTACGAGATTGCCCCTAAAATAGATATGGAATTACAGTTTGAAAAAGTAATTTTATCTCCAATTAATAGAGTAATACATGCAATAGGTTTACAAGTTTTAGATAGAAATTTATTATATTCAACAACCGTATTTTAGAATGGATTACGAAAAATTTTATAAAGAACGATCAATATTAGAAATAGAAAGAACTGATAAGAAATTTATTTCACCAGAATCATTAAATAATTGTGTAAGTAGAATATTAGCATTTGATAATGCTATATCTGGTGAACGTCAAACTAATGTAGGTGCAGAACGTGTTGTATTTTATGGAAAATTAGGTAAAGAATTACATGATCTTATTATAATTAATAAGAGTACTTCAATGACTATATTTGAAGAAATTTTATCAGAGCCTAAAGAGTATGACTATATTGAATTAACAAGTAAAGGTCGAAATGTAAAATTAATTGAAGATAATATAATATATGGAGAAAAAAAGCAGGAGGATATTATACGAATAATAAAAATAACAGAAAAAAAGAAAGATTAAAATGGCAAAAGAATTCACATTTGATGATTTAAATGAAGCACTATCAAAGGTTAGTATTCTTGGAAGTAAATTGAACGAAAACGAAGTAAGTAAGGTTAGTGAATACATTCACAGTGGAAACTATCACCTTAATGCATGTTTGACTGGATCTATTTTTAGAGGATATCCATCTAATAGAGCAATTCAATTATCAGGACCTTCGGGTACTGGAAAAACGTATTTGTTACTTAATGCAATTAGAGAAGCGCAAAAGATGGGATACTATGTAGTATTCTATGATTCTGAAAATGCGGTTGATTCTGAACTTGCAGAAAAGTTTGGTATTGATACAACTAAGATAAGATATGAACCTGTTGGTACAGTACAGGAATTTAGAACTTCAGTAACAAATCTCACAAAAGTTTTGATTGAAAAGAAAAGAGATGGTACTACAATACCAAAAATTCTTATTGCGTTAGATTCAGCAGGTAATTTAGCTACACAAAAAGAAATCGATGATGCAGTTTCAGGTTCTGAAAAAGCAGATATGACAAGAGCTAAAATACTTAAATCTATTTTTAGAATAATGATGATTAGATTGGGTGAAATAAATTCATTATTTATATTTACAAATCATACTTATCAAACACAATCATTCATTTCAATGGAAGTGAGTGGAGGTGGTCGGGGACCTGAATACGGAGCTTCTATTATATTGTTTTTAGGTAAAGCACAATTAAAGGAAGGTGATTCTAAAACAGGCATAATTGTAAAAGCAAAACCAAACAAGAATAGATTCAGTATACCAACACCAATAAAATTCCATATACATTACACAAAGGGTATGAATAAATATGTAGGATTAGAAAATTACATTTCATGGGAAACTTGTGGAATTGAAAAAGGAATAATTATAACTGAAAAAGAAATAGAGAAGGTTGGTAAAAAAATTGAAAAAGAAAAGAGTGAAATTAAGAAAAAGAAAATGATTCTTGCTGGAGAATTAGTAGCTGCTACAAAATTCAAAGTAGATGATGAAGATAGTTATTTTGTAGATCCAGATAACGGAAAGATGCTTGGTATAGGTGGAACGAGTAAGGGATTAGCAGTAAGACATTTAGGTAGAAGTATAGATGGTTCTGAGTTGTTTACATCAAAAGTATTTACAAAAGAAGTTCTTGAAAGTATAAATGAAATAATAAAAGAAAACTTTGAATATGCTGATGATGATTCAGCAGAATTAGAACAGATAGATACATTATTAAAGGACGAAATAAAAGCAATAAAGGGTACAGGGGACGCAGGTCCAGGATAAAAACTTATAGCAATGATAGATTTAAACATAGATGAATCTAAGCTAAAAGTTAAATATGTGTTGGGAAATTACATTCATTTAAGTGATTTCCCAACCACTGAAGATGTATCATATTTGATAATCGATTGGCTTAGATTGAATAACAGTTTAACAGATACTGAATTTTCCGATAATACATTAAGAAATCAGTATGAAATAAACAAAGATATTTTTGATGAAAAATTAAAAGAATTGGAAAAGAAGGGAATAATTGAAATACAAAAAGAATTAAAAACAAGAAATGTTTACAAGTTAATTAAAAATCCGTTTTTAACTGATTAATAAACAAAATAATAAATGCAAATATAATATTTACACTAAATATTTTAAAAATATGGATTATTCAACCGATTATGAAAAACTGTTTTTTCTTTATGCGTTAGAAAAACCAAGGTATTTTTCAAAATTCTATAAGGGATTTTTTACTGATGAATTTATAGATATTTTAGCAAATACTGCCGCAGAATTTTACGAAAAACATAAAGAATCACCGCGTAAAGATCAGATGAAACTACTTATACAACAAAGTAAGTATAAGGATAAAATAGATGCTGATCTTATTAATACAGTATATGCTACAAACTTAAGAGAATATGATGAAGATTGGTTAAAAAGAATTTCAGAATCTTGGATCAAATGGAGAAATTTCGATTCTCAGATGATCAATATGATGGAATACATCAAGACACAAAACGTTGATCCTGATAATGTTGATGGTATCATAAACAAAGCGATTAAGATGTTACAGGAAAAGGGTAACATTACTTTTGATACTGATCTTGGTTTGGATTTTTTTAATGTTGAAGATCATAAACAGGATAAAACAAACAAAGTAAATTCAGGTAAAAATTTTGTTGATGGTATTACAGGGGGAGGATATGACAAAAAGACTTTAATTGTATATGCAGGTGAACAGAATATAGGTAAATCAATATGGTTGGCTAATGATGCTGCAGATTTTGTTACAAGAGGTTATAATACCGTTTTTATAACATTTGAAATGGGAGCTTCAAAGGTTGTTAAAAGAATTGGTGCAAACATTCTAAACATAAAGATGTCAGAATATGATCAATTGAGTAGAGATCATAAGATGATAAAAAGAAAATTAGCAACAGTTGGTTCAGGTGTTATGCCTCCAGGAAAATTGTTCATAAAGGAGTATCCTACATCAGCTGCAGGTGTTCCTGATATAGAAGCCTATCTTAAAGAATTGGAAGAAATTACTGGTATAAAAGTACAAGTTGTTATTATTGATTACATCAATATTGTAAAAAATTATAGAAATCCACATACTGAAAACACATACATGAAAATCAAACAAATAGCTGAGGATCTTAGAGGGATGGCAGTTAGAAACGATTTTCTTATAATTTCAGCAACACAGATAAACAGAGGAGGATGGGATTCTACAGAAGTTAAAATGGAAAATATTGCCGAATCTGCAGGTTTAGCACATACAGCAGATATTGTTTATGCAATCATACAGGATACAATCATGCATACTGAAAATCAATATATTTTAAAAGTATTAAAAATTAGAGATGGTTTTGGAAAAGGTACTAAATGTACATTCAATATCAACTATGAATACATGAGATTAATTGAAACGGGAAATGTTGTTGGATCGAGTGACGTATAAAAATAAACAAATTAAAGTTTTTGAATATAATACTTTAAATAAGAGTTTAAATGCGAAAAAAATTAGATAAAATTTTTGATAATAAATACGAGGAAAAAGAAATGGACTTTGTTTCCAACATGTCCTTTAACATAAGTTCTGTTTATAATCAAACCGGAGATCCTGAAGACGAAATTCATAGTAATATTTTGTATGGTGAAATCCAAAAAATGATAGTTGATTCTGAATTTGAAAGATTTAATCAGTTAGATGAAAATGGCAATATCATTAAATTAAATAAGGTTCAAATAAATCAGGTATATAGTTATGTGATAACGGGTTTACCGAACGGCTATAGAAAAATAGAAATATGGTCGATGCTTTCCGAATATTTTGATATCTATCCCACCAAATTTTATACATCCCTTTCAAACAAATTCAAACACGATCTAGTAGAAGAACTAGATGTTACCACAAACATTCTCGAAAAGAAAAAAATACGTAAACTTTTTTAAAACAATTATTAACGCCAGGATATAGATGAATTTTGATACTAATTACATAAAAAGGGTTTGGTGTATATCAGATATTCACTTTGGTGTAAGGGCGAATTCACTAGAATGGTTAAAATTACAAAAGAATTATTTTTACGAATTCTTTATACCACTCGTAAAAAAAGAATACAAACCAGGTGATGTTTTATTTGTCATAGGTGATATATTTGATAACAGACAAAGTATACAGATACTCGTTCAAAATACTGTTATAGATTTATTTGAAGATCTATCAGAAATATTTAAACAGATACATATTATAACAGGTAATCATGACATATATAGAAAAGAATCAAATGAAATAACATCACTCAAGTGTCTTAAGAATATTAAAAATGTTAAGATATATAAGGATACAGAAATGTTAGACATAAATGGTAAATCTGTTTTAATGATGCCATGGCAAAAAAGTCCAGAAGCAGAAATTGATACATTGGAACGTTTTAAAGGAGCTTCTTATTTATTTTGTCATTCAGAAGTTCAGGGAATAAAACTAAACAAAAAATCTATTCAACAACATGGAGTTAATGCAAGTGCATATCAATTTTATAACAAAGTTTATTCTGGTCATATTCATTATGCACAAAAGAAAAAAAATATAAGATACATAGGTAATCCGTTTGAAATGACAAGGGCTGATATGTATAACAAAAAAGGAATATTTCTATTAGATATACAATCATTTAAAGAAACTTATTTTCCAAACAATTATTCACCACATTTTATAAAGATGAATTTAAAATACCTTTATGAAATGACAATATCAGAATTAAGAAATAAAATAGAAAACAATTTTGTTGATTTGTATGTTGCTGGACAAGATGCAATAAAGTATAATTTTAGTAAACTTATGGATATGTTAGAAAACCATGCCATATTGGTTGAACCGTATATTTATGATGATACTGAAGAAGGAAATTTAGAAGATATTGATAGCGATGATTATAGTAATTTTAATATACTTAAAATAGCAAACAAACATCTAGATAAATCTTCATATGAAAAGAATATGAAAGATAAAATAGAATTTAAAATAAAGGAATTATACGAGGAAGTTATTAATAAAACAAAATAGATGAAAATAAATACAGTATCATTTAAAAATTTTGCAAGTTATGGAAACAAAACACAGACTGTAAATTTTTCCAAAAAGGAAGCTGATTTGTATTTAGTTTTTGGAGCAAATGGATCAGGTAAATCTACCATAGCAAATGTTATAAAATTTTTATTGTATGGAAAAGTTGATGGTATAAATTTAACAGATCTTCCAAACAGAATAAACAAAAGTTTATGGGGTAAGATAGATTTTAATGTTAAAAATACCCATTTAGAGATTGAACGAGGAATGAGACCAAACATATTCAAAGTTTTTATCAATGGTGTTGAATATGATCAAGCAGGTAAATTGAATGTTCAAGATTATTTAGAAAAAGAATTTTATGATATTCCATTCCATGTATTTAAGAACATAATCATTCTTTCTGTTAATGATTTTAAATCATTTTTATTTATGAGTCCTTCTGATAAGAAAATGATTGTAGATAAAATATTTGGTTTTTCTATTATAAATGAAATGAGAGAAGCACTTAAACAGGAAAAGAAATCTATTGAATCAGATATTGCGATATATGAAAAAGAACTTGGAATGATAACCGAATCTATTACATCTATAAACGCAAAGCTTAATGAACTTGAAAAAACATCTACAGAAAAAGATAAAAGGAAAATAAATGAATTAAAAACAAAACTTTTAAAGTTAAATGAAAATAAAAAATTACTGAAAGATGCAAAGGGAAAGATAGATAAAAAAGTAAAAGATGCAGAAAACATAATAGAAAAACATAAAGGTAGATATAATAAATTACAGAATAGACAGAATGAAATAGTTAAGAAAACTAGTTTGTATAAAAATAAACAGTGTCCTGAATGTGAATCTGATCTATCTTCAGATTTTCATAAAAAGAAATTACAGTTATTTTTAGATGAATATTCTATAAATCAAAAGGAACTTGATACATTAGAAAATACCCTGTTAACTAAAAAGAAAGATTTTATAAAGAATAGAGATAACCAACATAAAGTAATTTCAAAGATATCAACATTTGATGCTAACATGTTATCATTTAAAAATGAGTTGATTGAAATAGTTAATAAAGGAAAAAATGATCAATTTAAATATTTAGATAAACTTGTACAAGAATCAAAAGAAAAAGAACAGAAAAAATATAAAGATAAATTAGAATATGGAGATAAATTATATTTCTTAAAAATTGTTGATGAGGTATTGGGAGAAGAAGGTATCAAAAATGTTGCAATGAAAATGATATTACCAACATTGAATAAGATGATAGCAGATCTTTTAAGAACAGTTCATTTACATTTTAAAGTATTTTTTGATAACAAATTCGATCCACATATCACGAGTTTAGGAGAAGAAATTAATGCTAAAACTTTGAGTACAGGAGAGAAAAAGAAATTAGATTTTATTATCATTATAGCTCTTATAAAGATGATGAAAATAAGATATCCAGGTTTAAATATACTTTTTTTAGATGAGATATTTTCAAGCATAGATGCAGATGGAATATATTCAATATTAAGAGTGTTGAATGAAACAATAAAGGATATTGATTTAAATACATTCGTAATAAACCACACAGTATTACCTACTGAAATATTTGATAAAAAAATAGAAATATTTAAGAAGCATGGATTTAGTAATTTAGAAGTAAGCGAAATAAAATAAATTCATCAAACCTTGATATATAATAAAAATAGTTTTATTGATGGGTCAGTTAGATGGTAAACAAATTAAAGATAGTACGGTTACACAAAATAAATTGAATCTTACAACACCAACAGGTTCAGATCCTAAAGCCGCAGTAACTGTAGATTACTTAGAATCAAGTTCTTCAAATACATCATCAAGTATAGAAAACAAAAACATGACAGCAGAAACAACTGTTAATGTTGGAGATTTGGCTTGTGATACTACAGTAACAGAAGCACCTTTATCAGGTTCACACATGAAAGTTTTAGTCAATGGAATAGATATAAATATCGGAGGAATTGAATATTTTGGAGCAACTGGTTTAGAATTGGATGATGTTTCTAGTGTAGAAGGTACTGGAGATTATGCAATAAAGGGAGATGCATTACCAGATAGTGGAGAAGGTACCATATATGGAACTACTCAATATGTAAATGGAAACGATAAGAGAATATTTATAACATATAACAGTGGTGGTTTGTATGAATATAATGTTTATACAAATACTGGAAAATATTATAGTTATACCACAACATCGTCTACTGGAATAAATGCAGTAGATGGAGATCCTTTACCTGATGAAAATACATTAAATGTGATGTATGATAGTTATAATGATTATCTTTATGTATGTACTCAAACATCAGTATGGAGATATGATTATGCAACGAATATAGGTTTGATTGTTCCAGGCAGTACAACAACTGGATCTAATGCTTGGAGATGTGCATGGATTGATGTTGATAACGATAAATTATATGTTGGCGGATGGGAGATATATATAAGAGTTGTTGATCTAATGGATGGTTCATATTCTACTTTGACACCTGCAAATGGAGATCCTATTCCAAGTAATATGTGGAGAATACAAAACATATATCCTAATTCAGATAATACAAAAATTGCTGTTAGTGGTTCACCAACTAAACAAGTTTGGTTGTATGATATAGCAACAGATACTGGAAAACTTTTGAATACTACTACAACAGGTGGTGGAGGTAGTTATGAAGTAATTGGAGATGTAATACCAGCAAATGCAATAGAAAAGGTTGCATGGTTCGTTAATGATGAGGATAGAGATATTGTAGTTTGTGGATTATGGGATTATGGATTATGGTTATATGATGAATTTGCAACAACAGGTGCTGGTGAAGGAACTCTTTTAGATACAACTACAACAGATGGAGGTTCACATCCAGTTAATGTTGATCCTTTACAACACGATAGAATATACAATTTAGCAACGATAGATAATATTATATATGCAGGAACATCTGCTGGATGGTGGGTATATGATCCTGCTACAAATAATGGAAAAGAATACAGTATAACAACAACATCAAGTGGTGGAAGTTATGCAGTTAATTTGGATGCTTTATCAAGTGATAATACAAAGGATACTTTTATAGAAAATGTGGCTAAAATAGATAATAAAATTTATTTTGGATCTGCTACAAATTATTTATGGGTAAGTTTGGATGGATATGAATTAACAGAAGCTGCATTTTTTAAGGGTGATACTGCTCTTACGATAAGGGGTATCGATGATGTTGAAGAAGGAGATAAATTGTATTGGAACAACGGTAAAGCAGGATTTAATCTTGGTACAACAGATCAGATAGATTATAATTATTTAATTAATTTATCGTCATAAAAAATTAAAATATGTCTAAATATAACTTAGAGTTTAATAAAGATGATTCCGTTATAAGAAGTATGATGGCAGCATTATTGTTTGAAATGCAAGATAAATTATCGTATACTCAAACAACAGAAGATGATTCTGATATATTGGATGTTCCATTCTATATGTCAATGGTTGGAAGTGAAAGATATTTAATGGATAAATTTTTACACGATGATGTGATTGATCCAAAGGGATTGAAAGCAAAAGGAAGTTATGATCCAGTACCGAGAGGAGTATTAACATTTCAAACAGTAGAAATAGATGCTCAATCTATGATTAACAAGTACATTAGAACAGAAATATTAGAAAAAGAAGCAGGAACGTTGAAACCCTATTCATATGTAACGAGAATAATACCACTTATTTTAAATTTTGATACAAAAATTATTTGTAATTCTATGTTAGAAATGTTAAAAATAACTGAATCAATAATTACTGATTTATATAAGAATACAAGACTTGCAATAGATTTGGGTGGTTATAGAGTTGAAGGTAATGTGACCATACCTGAAAATTTAGATAGTGAAAGAAATATTGAATTTGGATTTACTGATAAAAAGTTATTCGAAATTAACTTTTCTATACAGTTTTCTTCATTCATACCATCATTCGATAAATCAACTAAGATGTTTGCAGGTAACATAATGGAAGGTTTTGAAATGAGTGTAGATGATATAAAAAATGCACCAGAAAGAGGTCTATATGCGAATGTAAGTAATAAGGCTACTTTAGCAGATACAGATGGTCTTTTACCTAGGGGACCTAAGTACGTTGATGATACTGAAATTTAGATTAATGATATATAAAAAAAATAAAACGGATAATGAATCCTAAGTTAAATGAAATGTTTGTAGGAGTTTATTCTAACGGATATATTCCATCTAGAAATGATTATGGTTTTAATAACCTAAAAGATTTGACTAGACAATTAGATAACGGAAAAAGAAGTGCAGGACAAGTTTATGCTATTTTAATGGGTATGGGAGTACCTTTTGATAGAGCAAAACATGCAACAGAGAATTTTTTTGAAGGAGCTTCAAAGAAAGAAACTCTTTATTACTATGATGCAAATGATAAAAATAAAATAAATATAATGGTAAAAAAAGATTACAACCTAGAAGATTTAAAAGCAAGGTTGACTAGCCTAAAAGAAGAAATAAAGCCTATTGCAGAAGATGAAGTTACTAAAATCAACTACTCAGCAAAAAGAGTTTTTGAAATATTAGAATCATCTGTAATAAGAGTAACTGTTTTGGATGAAAGTCTAACTGCTTTAATCGAAGAAAAAGATCCTTCAAAGAGAAGTTTACTTCTTAACAGAGTACATGAAGCTCATATAAAGGGTAATCCTGTATTTAATAGTATTGTAACTTCTATCGAAGAAGTCAAAAACTTTAATGATTTAGTTCCAGTAGCAGAATTTTTGGGAGAAATGTATCAATTCTTAAATGAAAACAAATTTAAGTATTTATTAACTAGAGCTTATTTGTTACTAGAAGGTGACACTAGAAATAATTACTATAAATATGCACTAGAAGACATCATGTATTTAATAGAAAAGGATGAGGAAGCAATTAGAGACACTTTGGTTAATGTTTTGGATAAACATAGATGGATACCTTCTGTTAAGACAATACTTGAAGCTTATTCTACTTTTGATCGTTCAACTAATAAACTTGCATCAAACAAAGATGGTGTAGTAAACAGAGTATATTCTCCAGTACAGATTAACGAAGATAAAAGTTTGATTTTTTATCTTGATAATGGATATTTTAAACTTCATGAAAATGAAATAACAATTGCTAAAAAGGGAGATTTAAATGCTAACTTTATGAGATTACAAAAAGTATTTGAAACCTTTAAAGTAAATAATGATAAATTCTTAACATATGGTAGAAACAATGTTCTTGAAATTGATCCAAATGAAGGTACAGTTAAATTAAATGAGAAAGAAGTTGATATAAAAGATTTTCAATCATTTAGAAATAAATTGATTGCTAAATCATTTTATTCAATGAATGATATGGGTCAATTAGATGAATTGTTTTATTTTATGAATTCTTTAGATAATATAAAAGAAATAGATTTTGTAACATCTGTTAAATCAGTAATTGCTGAAAATGTAAAAGTTAATTTGTTTAATATTGATGATAAAATTTATATACAAAGAATAAATCCTTCAATGAAAGTCAATGAATTTGTTGAAGTCGAAAGTGCAACAAAGGCTCAAGAACTTATGACTGAATATATCAACTTTGATATTTCTAAATCAGTATATGATAAATTAGAAGAAGAAAACAAGAAAAGATTAGATCTTGAAGAAAAGAAAGCTGTAATAGTAGATGAAATTAATTTTATAAGTGAAAATAAAATTAAATTAGAAAAAGCATTGAAAATATACGGTAAAAGTGAACAACTTCAGGAAGGAGTAGAACTTCTTAAAACTGAATTAAAAGATAAAGAAATTGAATTACAAAAAATATATCAGGAATTAGGTGGAACTTTAACTGAAGCTAAAAGCTTAGAAGATAGAGGTTATATACCTGCAACTATATCAGAAAACGAAGGACCATTTAAAAAAGGTGATACGGTATATGTTTATGCAGAAGATTATACAACTAAAGGTGATAAAGAAAAGGTAGGTGTAATAGCTGTAAAAGGTAAAAAAGAAACAAGTGGTTCAGTAATTAAGAAACATGTAAAAATAAGTGTCTAAATGAATAATTTATTAGAATCTTTTGAAGATTTTGAATTAAATGAATTTTTTGGAGGAACTAGACCGATAATGGGAAAAAGTTATCTTGTAACAAAAAAGGTTGCAGTGGAGGATGTGTCTTCAGGTGAAACTATATATATCAAACCTGGTGAACTTATCGAAAATATCAAGGACATAGATAAGAAAAAAGGATTTATTTATTTTGATAGAAAGACTACAGCAGGAGAAACTATTAAATATGCGATTCGTTACAAGGATTTTTTGAAATCGGTTTCTGAAGAGGTTGAATTTCCTAGAGACATTATACTTGATAATTTATCTACTATGATTGTTTATCTTAAAAATCTTAAAATAAAGATTGATTCCAAAGAAATGAAGGGACAGAAAAAAAGAATACATAGTGATTTAAAGAAAAAGACAGATGCTGAAATATCTAATCTGATTGCAAAGTTTAGACAGTTTAATGTTATCTTTAGCGCAATAGAAAAAGAATAAAATAAAATAATATAATATGAAAAATTTATTAAACTTTGAAAGGTTCCATGAAGTAAGGGACTTTGAAATAACAGAAGAAATTTTAGAAACAGCTTTTAATAAAGCTTTTGAAAGTGAAAATGATTATTTGTTTGATTGGATGGAAAACATTTTAATTGAAGAAGAAGCTATTGATACATATCTTGAATCATTAAGTGAAGACGAACTTACTAAACTTGAAGAAATGAATGATGAAGAATTGTTAGAAGCTACAACTCAAGCTACAAGAGATACTAAAAAACTTGCAAATTTTGCAAAAGATAAAAAAGTAAAACCTGGTAAAAAGATTGCTGATATAAGAAAGAAAGATATAAAGGGAAAATGGATTAAAAGAAAAATAAAAAATATTCCAAAAGGTGCTGCTAAAGTTGTAAAGAAAAACAAAAAACTTGCAATAGCTGCAGGTGCAGTAGGTGCAGCAGCAACAGCTGCAGCAGTTTTGAAAAAGAAAAAAAATGAAGCAATAGATTTTGATTTTGATACAAAAAGATATGTTTTTGAAATGTATAATTTAGATATTGAAGTTAATGTTGATAAAGATTTTAAAGTGTTCTTAGATGAACAGATAAATGATATAGATTAATGTGAAATATATTTTAACAGTTGAGGCTTTTGCTGATCATATAGCAAAACCAATATTAAAAAGATTAAAAACTTCTAAACAAAAGAAAAAGGCGGCAACTATATCAGGTGCCGCTTTAATAGGTTTAGCATTTAAATTTAAAAAGGATAAAGAAAAAAGAATGGAAAAAGCTGCTGAAATCAAAAAGAAGAAGTCACAGGAAAAAAAATTAAAGAAAATTAAAAAACAAAGCAAAGATGATGATTAGTGAAACAATTAAATTCTATCGTATATAATCTAAGTTAATGAAAATAAATTATATGAGTAGTACTATTAATATTAAAAAAAATAAAAATTATTTAAAAAATAGCGAATTGTTTGCTGAAATCATTCTATCCAAAAAAAATAACGAATTAACTGAAAGGGCACAAAAAATGCTAATACTTTTAGCAAATAAAGTTTCTACTAAGTTGAAGTATAAAAATCCAGAAGATAGAAAAGATTGCATATCATTTGCATATTTAGACATTTTGAAGTACTGGAGAGGCTTTGATCCCGCAAAATCTAGCAATGCATTTGCGTATTATACGGAAATGATTAAAAAAGGTTTTGCTAAAGGCTGGAATCATCTTCATCCTAAAAAGTATGCAGGCACTTTAAGTTTGGATGGTGGTTTAGATGATGGATCCGAAGGTATTTACAGTATCTAAATGTCTCAAAAAATGAGATAAGATGGCCAAGAATATTAAATCAATAAAACCCTCCAAAACATCAGGTTTTATACAATCGTATTATAAACCTGTCAATGAACAAAAATACGTAGGTGAACTACCAATAATCACAAGATCTTCTTGGGAAAAAAAATTCGCAATATATTGTGATAGCCAGGCACATATTGTTAAATGGGCAAGTGAACCATTTCAAATAAAATATATAAGCATAGTTGATAGAAAGGAACATATTTATTGGCCTGATTTTTATATCAAGGTCAAAAGAAATGGATTTTTTGAGGAATACGTTATAGAAATTAAACCAAAAGATCAACTGAAAAAACCAACAAAGCCAAAGAATAAAAACAAAAAATCAATGGCAAGATACCATTGGTCAATGAGAACTTATTTAACAAATCTATCAAAAATAACTGCATTAAAAAGATTTGCAAAAGATAGAAATTACAAAGTAATTTTATTAACAGAAAAAAGTTTTATAATTTAATATGGGATTTATTAAAACTGACGTAAATTCATTGATAAGGAATTTTAGAAACCAAGATAGAGCTTCTAGGAACAGTATTGATGAATATGTTGAGATGTATAGGGATAGAACAAACAAAACTATCGAAAAAATGAGACCTGGAGATGGATTGGAACCAGGTAAGATGTTTAGGTTTGATTATTATCCAATAACAAAGGGTATGGAATGGTATGATATGAATCCACTTATACTTTCAATGGGTCAGATGAAATATAAAAACAATACAGTTGAGGTAGGTTTAAATTTAAATTTATTACCATTAAAAATAAAAGTTTATATTGTTGATACGATATACCATGCATTTGAAAATATGATAGAAGTAGAAATGAGAGGTAATACATCATATGAAGCAAGACAACAAAGACCATTAGGTTTTGATGTGTATGGAATAGAACACATATTAAATACTGTATATGGTAAATTTGCTGTTAGAAATTATATGAGACATAGAATAAGAAATTTAGCTTGTATTAGTTATGAACATTGGAGTAATATGTTAGTTATAAATGAGTTTAAATTCAAAAATGTTAATGAGGGTAGTTTGTATAGAAAATATAATGAATATATAAATAAAATAAAAAAGAAAAAGAAAAATGGCTAATATTTTATCTTATAATGAATTTTGTGATTTATATGAGGGAATCGTTAGAAAAGTTCTTAAAACAAAGATTGGAAAAGCTGCAGCAGCTGTTGGTGCAGGAGCATTATTGATGAAAAGAAAACATAAAAAAACTAATATAG